CGATTGAACTGAACCATTACCCTTCCTACTGCCACTACATTGGAGGACAGAAGGATGGAACGGAGGAACCATATAACGATAATTCTGAAATCTGGAACTACCTGTATCATGCCGCAGATGGAAAATGGTATGGATTAGTCAGGCGAGAAAACCGTAAATATAGTTACACCAGCAGCGGTAGGGATTACTACACTCACCTGGATTACGAGTGGTACATGGATTGTATTGACGGCAATAAATGCACCACGCAGAAAATCGTCGCTCCAAGTGGCATCAGTGAATTCTACAGCCTGGGGATGAGCGGAAAATGGCTCATGTGCTATACGGGCAATCAGGTGTATCGCATTGATACCACCAATGTGGCAAACATTGAGCTGGTACCGAATATCACCTATGTCTCGTCAACCATGTGGACCTATATCGTAGATGATGACATCGTGATCAACGGCTGGTATTTTCTGAATGGCGAGCCAAAGCTCTATGTACGAGATACGCCAGATGCAAGCTACGCATCCTGGGGAAGAAATCAGATGGCACGGTATAAAACATATGCACTTCGCGAATGGATTTTTCGGTCGAATGTCTACAATCTGTACCGGGAGCTGTTCTTGATTACTCCCTACCTTGCCACCATCAATAACCTGGGCACTCCGGTCATCAAGACCGCAGATAAGACCATGAAAATCACATACACCATTACAGAGGAATGATGGGAATCTACGCTAATCAATAGGTCCAAAATAAGCATCATAGTTATTAAAGAACCCTGGGTCGAAGGCTTCGAGTGTTTCTTCAAGAGTCTCTTTATTAGAGAGCGTATGAAGAACCGTTTCGGGCTTTTTCTTTTTGCTCCAAAGTACGATAAGTGCCAACACATGGTTTCTGCCATCGAGGTAACCGATATTATATACATTTTCTAATGCGTTCATTATAAAACCCTCCGTATTCGAAGATAGCATAGAACACGGAAAGAGAATCGTCCATTCACTGGACGGTATAGAAGTATACATCTGTAATAAAGT